GACACGCGCATCGATCCACTCACCAACGGTGAATGTCCCGTCACACGGCAGACTGTCGTTGGTGCTGATGACGCGCTTGATCGCAGTGTCGATGCCGACGGTGTCGCGTTCGGCCATTGCCGCGGTGACGGCGCGGCGCACCGCCTCGATGCGTCGATTGTCAGGTGGATGCCAGAAGCCGCGGATGAAGGTGGTGCCGGAGAAGTACCACGGCCGCCACACCTCGCCGACATCGATCCGAATCTTCGCGGTGTACTTGTGCTGCCCGAATTGAGCGTGGCCCATGTAGACGCTGGCCCGACGATAATCCGGCACCCGCGACGGATCGAACAGGTACCAGACCATGTAGGTGAACTGCCACGCCACCGAGCGCACCAAATACGAAGTGCCGACTGAGCCACCCATCAGATAGATGTGGCCGGTTTTTGGGGGCGCCCCGCAGGAAAGCCCGTATTTCGAGAAGGTGTGGGTCTCGTTGATCGTGTCGGGGTAGAGGTCGATGACCTTCTCGTTACCCCACGAGATGGTCTGGTAGATCGCCTTCGAATAGCCGATCGATGATGTCGTCGGCACCACGATCTGGATGGTGCGCGCGGCGACCGACAGATCGGAGCCGAGGAAGATCGAGTGCTTGTTCTGCGCTATGCGCGGCGGATGCGCCGCGGGCAGCGGATAGCGATTCGGGTCACCGAGGAACCACGTGTTCGGGCTCTTCGCCGGCACCGTGATCTCGGCGACCGTCTGCGTTGCGCCACCAAGCGTCACCGTGGTGGTGGTGCGATAAGTCAGCGGCGTCTCGATGCCGGTGGCCGGATCGTAGATGACCGCAGTTCGCGTGTAGCGCCCGCCGGCATCCTGCGCGGTCGGATAGAACTTCCACAGCGGCCCGGTGAAGCAACCGTTCTTGTTAAAGGTGCGTTTCTGGTTGGGCTCCAACCCTGAGATGAATTTCGAACAGCAGCAGATGTACGCCAGCTCGACCCTGGCGACGTACGGATAGAGCCGCAGCTGCGGGAAGCGCGCGACATAGGCGGCGCGCTGCGCCGCCGTGTAGCTCGGACCGGGGAAGAACTTGGCCGGCGGGACGATCGCGCTCTTGACGGTGCCGCCGACCGCGGCGACGTAGGTCGTGATACCGTACAGCGAACCGCGGATTTGCTTGAGCGTCCACTGGTTCTTCACCCAGTAACGGCGGAACGCCTCGCTCCAATCTGGCTCCCACAGGTTCACGCCCATCGCGTAGGCGAGATAGGGCAGGTTCTGGTAGCTGATCGCGTTGGGGTCCCACTGGTCCTTGATGATCTCGGCGTAGGTGGCCGTCAGCCGGAAGCCATCGACATCGGCCATCGCCTGTTCGAGCCCAGAAGCCGAGCGATACAGCAGCACCGAGCCGGTGTGCTGGTCGAGCGGCCGGATGATCGGGTCGGTGGTGCCGATCTCGTTGCCGGCCAGCGCCACCGCCAGCGGCGAGATCCCGACATCGGGGAACCAGGGGACGAGGTCGGTGGCCTTGACGTGGTTGACCTCGTGCGCCGTCGGCCATGCCACCCCGATCGACGACGGCCCGATCCAGATGCCCAGCGGGGTGGGCATCGTGGTGACGCCGCCGAAGGCTGGGACGCCGATTTGCGGCGAGCCCACCGAGAACCCATAGACGTTGAACCACGTCACCACGGGCAGCGGCTGGCCCACGGCGGGGCTTCCTACGGCGAACCCGGTGGCATGGACCGCCATTTTCGGCGGCGCCGGCCATGGCACCATCGCGGTGCCTGAGTCGTAGTACCACTGGCCGTTGTACGCCTTCACCCACACCACGCCGGAGGTGTCGGTGACGATCTCGTATCCCGGGAGCGCTGTGCCGTACGGGTTGGCGCCGTTGCGCAGCACGTACTTGTTGTTGGGATCGCCGGGCGGGCTGAGACCGAACGTCCACAGGGCACCGCTGGCGGTGATCAGCGCGCCGCCAGTCGGCGCCCAGATCGCGCCGCCGAGCGGTGTCGCGCTGGTGAAGACGCCACCGAACACCGGCGAGCCGACGGTGATCCCGACCACCGGCATCGGATGTAGCTGCGTCATCGCCTGCGCACCGAAGACAGGCGAGCCGACCGTCAGCGCAGGGGTGGTGAGGATACGTGCGGGCGGCGGCGTGACCGCCACCCAGACGCCGAACTGATAGTGGAACCACGTGTTGGTCGAGGCATTCCAGGCGTACAGCAGACCGTTGACGATCTCGACGCCGCCATCGACCGAGAAGCCGGAATCGACACCGTTGACGTAGACCTCGTTGCCGACGAGACCGGCCTGCGTCCCGTCAGCAGCAATGACCGTATAGTTCTGCCCGACCAGCACCACGCCGTTGGGCGACAGCGGCGCCATGAACAGCGTGGGCAGCGACGGCGATCCGACCGTCAGCGGCGGTGTCGTGAACGCCCATTGCGGCTGATTGGTCGGCTGCGGAAATGGTCCGCTGTTGGCCGCATAGAACTGAAGGGTGGCAGCATCGAAATAGAACCACGTGCCGCCGAGCAACACCCAGACGTTCGACGTTTCACCGTTGCCGGTCGGCGCATACTGCACCACGTCGTAGCGCCCGAGATAAGGACCGCTCGGATTGATCGCCTGATTGTTGAACCACACCACGCCGCTGGCATCGATCGACCAGATACCGCTGCTCGGGGTGACGAGGGAGTGCGAGGTATCACCCGCGCTGAGCCACTGCCCGAGCGGCGACGGCGCCACGCCGTTGAGCGGTTGCGCCACCAAGGCAAAGTCGATCTGTAGCGGGCCAGTTAAAAGATCGTTGGCGGCGCCGGGGATCGCCGGACCGTTGGTCGGCTGCGGGTTCGGTCCCGCATTCCACGGATAGAAGGTGCCGTCAGCGCCGCGGTAGTAATACCAAGCGCCACCGACATTGCCCCAGATGTAGGCCGTGATGGTGGTGGTCGGGCCGTATTCGATGTAATCGCCGGAATGGAACGTCACCCCGCTGGGCGGCGTGAAGTTGTCCCGGTACAGCACACCGGAGGACTCGAACCAGAAAATTCCAGGCTTCGCCCCGGTCGGGTTGCCGTACTCGATAAATGAATGCGTGAGATCGCCGTAGAACAGCTTGGTGTTATAGGGCGTCGGCACAACGGCGCTGACCGGCGCCCGCAGCACCGCCTTCATCGGATAGTACAGCGAGGTGCCGATTTCCGGCGAGCCGACGGCGAGCGCGCCGCCATGCAGCAGCAGACCGTAACTACCGAGGCCGATCCCCGGCGCGACGATGATGAGATCGGGGGCGGTGAAGTTGTTCGACTTCAGCCCGGGCGTCGCTGCGGCGAACTGCGGCGAGCTGACCGCGAAGCTGCCGGGCACCAGCGCGACCGGACCCGACGGTGAAGGCTTCAGCGCCAGGGTGAATGCGACATAGCCCGCGGCGCTGCCACCGGTGCCCCACACTGACCATGCCGGCGGGTTCTCAGTGGTGCCGTTGCCGCCCACCATGATGCGGCGGGCCGTTGCCAGCGACCCACTCGCGCCCCCTACACCGGCGGGGCCATCGGCGCCGGGATCGACCGTGTAATTGGTGACCGTACCCTTGGCGGTGCCGACCTTGTAGCCTTCGATCGCACCGACGACGACGGTGGCGTTGTCCGCCGCGAGCTGAATCGGAGCCGCCTTGACGAGGGTATAGGAGCCGGTGGCCGCTGTCGGCGTTCCACCGGCCAGCGGATGCGCGGTGTCGACACCGGAGAATGCCAGGACGGTGATGACATCGACATCGCTGGCGCCGCCGCCACCACCGGCGACCACCTGAGTGTCGGGCGTCGCGCCCATCACCTTGTACGCGCAGGCAAGGGAATTCTGCGTCGTGTTCGGATCGTACCAAACACCGAGCCCGCAATCGATCCACCCGGGCGATGAGATACCAGCTCCGCCGGAGACGTTGTCGGGGTTCGAGAACAGCCCAACGAACGCGATCACCACGTCGCCGGGCTGCAGCCCGAGCGAGGTCAGGCTGAGCGTGAGGTTAGCGCCGTTGCTGTTGTGCGCGCTGAGGACGGTGCCGCGAAGCGCAATGGCCATCGCGGCTACTCACCCGTGCCGCGATAGCGCAGCGTCACCTTGGTGATGTTGACGACGCCGTCGATGTTGACGGTGACATCGGCGGTTGGCACGTAGGTGGTGCGGTCGTAGACACCGGCCTGCGCCAGCGCGCCGTCGAGCGCGAGCAGCGTGAGATCAGCACCGAGCCAACGCAAAGCGGTAACCAGTGCCCCGACCGCCGCCGCAATCTGCCCCATCAGGGTCTGCATGTCGACGCCAGGAAAGAGCCAGACATCGCAATTGATCTCGGTGTTGGCGATCTTCGGCGTCATCGTCACCACCACATCGGTGAGCCCCTTGCGGGCGGTGTTGGGCGCAGTGATGAACTGCTGGACCGCGTTGATCTGGTTGGCATCCGGCAACGGCAGGCAGCCCGGCAGCAGCGTCCAGATCGTGCCGTCCGGTGACGCGGACCACAGCATGTCGGGATTGCTGCAGGTCGACGAGATGATTGGGATGTACACGTAGCCGGTGCCCGGCGTGGTCAGCGCCGACGCGTGCTTAATCGAGTCCTCGCCCGGCGGCATCGGCGCCGACAGCGCCCAGAACACGTAGCTCTCGAAGGTGCCCTGGCCGGTGCCCGATAGGCTGAAGATCGATGGCGAGAGCCACAACCGTTGGCGATAGGCGTCGTCGGTCTCGGTGGTGCCGTTGGGGAAGATCAATCTCGGAACGCCGTATGGATATCTCGATCCGATCGCATCGAGATCGCTTCCGACCGCAAACGCCAACGTCATAGCGCGACACGCCTGATTAACGCGGTCGCGCAGCATCAACTCGTAATAGGCGTTCAGTTCTTGGTTGATGCGGATCGGATCGAACTCCAACCCGCCGACATCGTACTGTGCCGCATTCGGTGGATCGTTCTGTGCCCAGAACGTCACGAGCTGCTGCATGCGGTTGGCGATGATCGACTCGGTGCTGATATTCTCCAGCACCGCCATCGGCGGCAATAGGTCGGGGCGGATGACAGGAAATCTTGTCGGCGTCGTCGAAACTAGATTTGTCGCCACTGACATCTCCCCGCGCGCTTCGCGTTATCCAGGCGTCGAAATTACGTCCCACATTCCATCACCCTTGCCGGTGATCGCGGAGTTCTTGGCCTCGGCCGGGCTGAAGTCGCCGAGGTGGCCGCGCGGACGATAGACACCCTCGTTGCGGAAGATCGCGTGCCCGAGCCGCACCATCTGCGCCGCCGACGTGGTCGCCAGCGGCGACCAGCCGAGCAGCGCATCGCCCATGAAGTAGACCTGCCGGATGCGATAGTTCGGCTCCCACAGGTCGATGCCGGTGACGATCGCCCAGTAGAACCGCATGATGATGCGATCGACGAAATTCTCGCCAAGCAGCATCGGCACGAACGATCCGACCCAACGGCGCAGCACCCGCTCGTGATAGGGCGTCGCGAAGATCAACTCCATCGACTGCTCGACGTGTGGCCAGCCCTGCATCAGCTTGCCGGTGAAGCGGTTCATCCCATTGCGCGGCGGCGATATTTGCGCCGACTGATTGAGCAGGTCGGGCCAGATCGCGTTGACCGAGCGATAGAAGTCGTTGTCGACGACCGGATAGTCGACGCCGCTCTGCGCCTTAGTGTCGGCAGTGGTGCCGATGGCATCGGCGCCGTTGCTCATGACGCGAGCGGTTTCAGCGCGCCCTGATCACGATAGAACTTGGCCTGCGCTGGCGTGAGATAAACGATCTGCTGCGCACCATTGCGCTTGACCTTGGCGCCCGCGAACTCGTTGCGCATGTCGGGGATATGGGACGGATCGGTGATCAGGTATGGCTTCTTTTCCGGCGCCACCATCGCCGCCTTGCGCGCCATGTTGTGGTGTCGTGTCGACTTTGGCATCGCGGTCTCCTTTTTTCGCACTTCGCGGTTTCGCTTCGCTCACTTCGATTGGTTGTCGGCTTTCCACGTCGGCTTCTTGATCTGCAGCGGCTGCGAGCACCAACACCCGTCCTTGTCGACATGGATGGTGTTCTGGTCGTCCTTGAACGACAGGCAGACACCATCCTGATGGGTTTGCACCCGATTGTGTGCGCCGCCGGCTTTGACGAAACCGGAGAAGCCGCCGTCCTTCGAGGTGCGGGAGTTAACGTCGGGGTCGCTGCCGTCGCCCTGCATGAGGTTGTGCGAGCCGTCGTTCTTGGTGACGGTCGAATTGCCGTTCTGCCACGTATGGGCACCATCACCAGCCGAGCCGGCGTGATCGGGCTGCGGGTGCTGCTGGTTCGGCGCATAGGGCGAGATCGTCGATTGCCGATAGTCGGCGCCGGTCGCGCTCACCCGCACGTTCTGGCCGACCGCATAGACCTCTTTCTGACGTTCGCCGCCGCGGTGGTCGGTGGTGTGTATCCACGGCGTGAGCCAAGGCGTGCCGTCCTTCTTGAGGCCGATCTGCACCTTCATCTTGTTGCCCTGGACCTCGGTGACGTTGCCGACACGATCGCTGTGCGCGGTCTGGCGGCGATGCTCGGCTACTTGGAAAAGCAGCTTTTGCATTGGGTCGATACTCATGGCACCTTCCTCTTGATGACTGGCACCTCAAAACTTCACCGGGCGGCGATGAAACGTCGTCACCAAAACCCGATCTTCGCGGCTGAGCACAACGAGCGCTGCCGCACCGTTCTCCGCAAACTCAATTCCGATCCCGAGTGGCATGCGCGCCAACGCGAGGCACGGCGCGAGAGGATGCGGAAATTGTGGGCCGATCCGGTGATCCAGGCGAAGCGTCGCGCGAACAGCGCCAAAGCGAACCGCACCGAAGAGAAGCGTGAGAAGTCACGCCTAGGCTCTCTCAAGCGCTGGCACGGTTAATCGGTCGCCTTCATCTCGACCTGCAGCTCGCCGGCAATCGCATCGCCGAGCTGGCGCATGGTGAATAGCTCGGCCGGCGCCTGGGCGCCGTCGAACGACACCGGCAGCATGCGGGTCGCCTGCCATGACTGGATCGCGCAACGGCAATTGGGATGCACGAGGTTGGTCCCCGATCCGGTGCCCATGCCGTACGGATTCATGTTCCGTATCTCTTCCATGGTGTAGGGCGAGTGGTCGGCGACGTAGTTGCACTTCTCGCACACCAGCTCGTCGCCCGAGGTAATGACCTTGACCAGCGTGCGATCGTCGAAGTTGTCGCTGTCGGGATCGCCGCGGGTCTGCCACGGCCGCGAGAACTTGTTGTCGGTCGAGAGCTTCGAGGCATCCATCGACCACGTCAGATCATTGGGCGTCGCCTTCTTGACCTCGATCGCAGCTGCGATCTCATCAGGCTCGAAGCCGGTGGCCTCGGCGATGCCGTTAATCCGCACCTGCAGGACGTTCTCGCCGACGGTGTTGAGCGCGCGCGAGATCGCAGCGCCGGTACGCTTGGGCACGTTGTTCATGTAACGCGCCCATTTCAGCAGCTCATTGGTGTCGATCGAGACGTTGAGCATCCCGCGTCACCGCGGGAGACGAATCGCCCCACCACCGCCTGCGAAGATCGATATCAGGTAGATCAGGATCAGCAGCAGCACCAAGACCCACACCACCTGCTCGAACCGCGGCGGCAGGGTCGGCACGAACATCTTGAGCACATAGAGCGCAATCCACACGATGCCGCAGAAGATGACGACACCAACGAGAAACCACAGCACAGAAACCGCGAGTTCGGCCATGACCTGTCTCCACGTTCTGGGGTTACCAACGGCTGGGCGGAAGCTGCGGCTTGTAGGCCGGCGGATGCACCGGCGAGGCCGCCACCGTGATCTTTCCGCTTGTGCTGACCGCGCCCAATGTCGGCGCACCGATCTCGGGGGAATCAACCGACACCGTCGGGAAGTCGGTCGAGCTGACCGTGGTTTGCATGCCGTCGGGCTCGGTGTCGGCCACCGTGATGTCGCCCATCACCGGCACGAACTCGTTGAGGTCGGAATAGTCCAACGGCGGCTCTTCGATGTATTCGTCCGGTAGCGGCGCGGTCGGAACGTTGAGGATCAGCACGCCCTCTTTCGTGAGCCCTAGCTGCGCCTGGGCGACCCGCCAGTCCGGTGACGATTGAATGTTGATCAGCCCCTCGACGATGCCGGCGATATCGACCACGTTGTCTTCAGGGTTGGCGCGGGCGAGGGCGATGAAGTCCCACACCGGATGCTTGTCGGGCGGACGCTGGCCGGGGACGAAGTCCCACAGCGGCTGGATTTGCAGCACCACGCGCCGCGCCGCGAAGCGCACGCCCTGCTGGCTCATGCCGCCGCGCCGCGACGGGATGCGCCGCACCTTGGTGACCATGCGCTTGAACAGCTCGCCCCACTGCGATTGCGGATCGCCGATCAGCGCGCTCAGCGCCTGCGCCGCCACACAATCGCACGCCAGCTCCATCCCTGAGTCGGTCGCTGCGAACTGAATGACGAGATTGTTGGTAGTCGGGCTGCGGATCGCCGAGGCGATGCCGACCTCGATCGCGATGCTCAGCGTGCGGTTGTCGCTGGCATAGATTTTGGCGATGTTGTCGACCGGATTGAGATCATCCAGATCGCTGTAGACCACGATATACGGCGATGGCGGGCCACCATAGACGGCCGTCGCCAACGGGGTGAGATCGGAATCATAGACGCGATCGGCGGCCCAGGTTCGATCTCGCAAAGCTGCGACCGCCGTGGCACGCAGGATCGGCCGCAGCAATGACATGGCAGCCCTTTCAGGTGAGTGGCGTGGTGTCCTGCAGGCGGATCAGCAGCACGTTGTAGCGCTTCGTCGCCGACGGATCGATTTGCTGGATCGAGTGCCACTGCTGATTCGGCAGCTGGTCGGGGAGGAAAACGCGGTCGTACATTTTCCACAGGCTGGGATCGCCGAGATTGTTCTCTTGGATCGACACCCACTCGCGCGAGGTCTGGATATTGGTGGCCAAACCTGCGGCGATGGTGCCGCCTTCACCGCCTGCCCGCGCCCCAGGCGTCACGTAGATGCCGATGGTGTTGAGCACCGCCCGCGTCGGGTCCTGGCTGCCGGTGTCGGCAACGCGCTGGCCACCCATCCACGGGATCAGCTGGACCCGCTCGCCGAACATGTTGTCGTCGATGGTGTCGACGTAGGTCTGCAGCGCACGCCAGATCGGAGGGATCGCGGTCATACCCAAGCCCAACATCGACCGTGAACGATATCGCAGACGGTCTGCCGCGAAACGCCGAAGCGCTGCGCAATTGCCGCCTGAGATATTTTCCCGATCAAGGTTCGAATTTCCACGACGGCCTCTTTCGTCAGCTTGTTGTTCCAGCGTTCGCTTCCGGCCCACCTTGCCTTCTGAGCAGCGACAACCCTTTCTCGATATTCGGAATCATCCCACCTCTTGCGCATCGCCTTGGCCTGCCGTTTGCCGGCACTCGGATGAGACCACCGAACTCTACTCATTCGGAATGGATCAGGCTGAGTATTCCAAAGCTGCTCGTAGCCCACGATGGCGATCTGTCGACGCTCTTCGCGTAAAGCCTCGTCTTCAGTCATCCCATCCTGCACGATGCGATACTGCAGACGTGCCCCACCGGCATAAGCCTGATTGATTTTCACACCGTAACCGACTCGCGTTTCACGCAGATGATCGAAGACGCGACCGTTCTTGCCTTTGCCGATGTACCTGACGACACCGTCAACCGCGATCTCATAGACGTAGAACCCAACCGGGAAGTCGACCCAATCACCCATCGCTGTCTCCTTAGACAATTGCAACGGGCACTATATTTCTATTTCGAAGAAGGAGATAAGTTTGTCCGTACATGGTGTCGACCAGATTGAGTTCGCCGACATCTAGCGTCCCGATCGCCGTGCTGGCGACGCCAAGGGTCGAGCGGGTGCCGAAGCTGACATCGCGCTCGCCGAACCGGATCGACGACATGTAGAGACCGAGCACGCCGCCGCCGATGCCAGATGCCGCAAACATTGTGCCCTGGATCGCCATCGCCAGCATGTGAGCGGTGAGTTGGAGACGCGCCATCGCGAAATCGCGCGCGCTCGACCACACGCTGCTGTCAAGTATGACATCGGTGACGTTATAGGCGGCAGCGACCTGGGCGTCGCCGACACTGCTGAATTCTTTGAACTGTGATTTGAATTGAGCAATGTCAGCAGCCGACGCGCCCATCTCATGCGCCCTTCCTGAACGGCTTCTCGCCCGGCTTGAGCGGCTCGGGGACCGGATGGCCGTCGCCGCCGCCACCATCGTCCTGTCGCGCCGACGGCAATGCCGCGAGGTCGAGAAAGCGCAGCGGATGGGGCGGCAGCGGCAGCCCGACCAAGTGGCCGGACGTATAGATGCCGCGGTTCTCGCGAGCCTGCAAGCGGAATGCCTCGATCTCGTCGGTCACCATCTCGATCTCTTTGACCTCGCCCGGCCGCAGCTCGTGGCCGTGCATGAAGCGATCGATCACGATGTGGTTGGTCTGCCGCGAGGTGTTGAGCACGGTGACGCGCTGCGACGGCAGGTTGAGCCGTTTGCTATCGGCGATGACGATCACCTGCGGCGTGAGGGGCGGCACCCGAGGCTGGTCGAGCTTGGGGGCGATAACCATCTCGGATGCCGATGGTGGCCGGTTCTTGGCCACCAACGCATCGAGGTCCACAGGACCTTCTTGCATGGGACTCTCCTCAAAAATATAGGCCGCGGAATGCGGCCTTCGGTTCGCTCGCTAACGCTCGCTCAGCACACGCCGTCGACGTAGCGCATGGTCGCCGGCCGACGGATTTCGAGGCCGCCGACTCGGAAGATGCCGGGCACGTCATAGACGAGCGGGCCGCGCTGCCACACCGGCAAGAACCGATGCGGCATCGGCACATGCATCTTGATGATCTCCGGATCGCGCTTGTACGCGACGATGCGACCGTTGCCCGAGACGCCACCGGTATCGAGACCGCGCACCGCACGGATTTCGATCTGCTGTTGGGTCTGCTGGGTGACGATGTTGTTCTGCTTGATCCACTGCAGAATGTTCATCGAGGTGGCAGGCAATTGCGCCATCGCGATCTGGCTCATCGCCGAGAACGGCAACAGCACCACGTCCGACATTTCGATGCCCAATGTCGACTGCCAGATGTTCGTGAGTGCGAAGTTGACATCGTTCATCAGGTTCTGGGTCAACGGCGGCGACTGCCCCATGTTGTAAGCCCAGGTGTGCGGGGTATTGATGACGGGAATACCCGGGCTGTTAACCAAACCATGCCAGCTTTTTTGGGTATTGCCGTAGATGGCGATATTATGGAGAAACTCCTCCGACGCACGGCGCGCCGCCGATGCGCGCTCACTAGAGAGAGCGAAGTTCGGGATCATCATCGCCTGGGCCAGCTCTTCCGTATTATAGCGATAGCCGATGGCCCCCATCTCGATCGCGACCTCGTGCTTGGCACGCGTCACATCGGCGAGCGGGATATCGGCGGCCTGGGCGTGAAACCAATCCGCGGCACCAACCTGATCGATCGAAAAGAAGGTGATGCTTTTCGCCCATTCAGTACCGGTGGAATCCACCGGCACAAGCTCTCTGTAAAAAAGCTCCGGATATTTTATCCGGTAGACAGTCGGTTCGATGTAGGTGATTTGCGAAACGAGAAAGCCCAGAGCTGCTTGCTCGTTAGGCATGTCCCGCAGGAACATACCACTATTATGGCCAATACCAAACATTGGTTGATCTCCTTGTCGATGTGATCCTCAGCCCCCGGCCCTGAACGGGGGACGAAGCGATGGAATGCTGCGTGTTAACCGCCGAACAGTGCGACCTTCGCCAGCTGACCGGACACCGCGGCGTCAATCCAATGCGCATTGGGGATGAGGATCGAGGCTGCAGTGCCGCCCGAGAGCGTGGCGCCCGAGGCGGTGGCGCCGGGCGTGCCGGCGGCATTGATCGCGATCGCGTTGCCGGCGGTGCCGGGGGTCTTCTCGGAGATCGTCAGCGTGTTGGCGCCAGAGCCCTGCGCCGAGCCACCGGGCGACGGCGGATAGGCGCCGTATTGCAGCGCCGAGATGCCGGTGGTGGCCGATCCGTTGAGATGGTTCGCCAGCGCCGCGATGGTATCGCCGAGCGTCGGGCCGATGTTGACATCGTCACCGGTGGCGCCAGAGGCGTGGAAAGTGATGGTGACGCCGTTGATGATGATGGTATTGCCGTCGGCGGGCTGCTGCGAGAACTGGATCGTGCCGTTGGCCGACTGACCCGCCGCAGCATTGCCGAGCGTGCCGAGCGCAGCGTCGTAGTACACCGGATCGTTGGGCGCGATCACCGACCACGCCTTGGCCCAGAGGTGGCCGCGGGTCATCACCGCGACGTTGGTCTGGTAGCCGTAGGCGTCGAGCGGGTTTGGCGTGCTGGAGTACGGATCGAGTGGCGCGGTCGACAGCGTGATGTCGATGACAGTGACGCCCTGGTATTTGCTGGCACCGCCGAGCAACACGCCCTTGGCTGACTGGGTGCCTTGCGACACCGCTTTGCCGAACGGAATGCCGGTCATCGTCTCGCACAGGCGGGTGACGATGGCATGGGGCATCATATTCGCAATCATCCCTTCGACTGCGGGACGGATTTGCGGGCTGTAATTAGTCTGGACGACGACGCTCATGATGAGGTCCTTTCGCGAGAGTTGAGACGTGAGACAGAAATCAATTCTGTCTCAGGTGAGACTGAAATGATTTCGGTCTCAGTAGCCGCCAGCGGCGCGGCGAGCCGCGGCCTCGGCATCACGGGTCGCCTGCGGCTTCCACGCGTCATTCATTTCGCGCACGCTCTCGGCGTAGGCGGCATCGCGGACCGCCTGCGGATCGACGGGCGCGCCGCTCGCCCAGCCAGGACGGCCAGAGAATGCCGACACCGCGTGATCCATCGAGCCGGTACGATGGATCGGACGGTTGTCCTTCGGCATCAGCGTGAGAATGCTGTCGAAGCCGGCGCGGATTTGATTGTCGTCCCAGCCCTTGGCGGTGTCGCCGAGATGCTTGTCGACGGCGTCACGGCGGACCTGCTCGACCGTGCGGCCGTCGAACTTGTAGCCGTCGCCGAGAATGCGGCGCGCGCTGTCGAACACAATCTGGCGATCTTTCACCAGCGCGTCGAGCTGCTCGGGCTTGAGCTTGGCGTCTTCGATGCCCTTCTTAAGCACGATGATCTCGGCGTCCTTGGCCTTGATCTCGCCGTCGAGCTTCTTGATGTGCTCGATCGCGTCCTTGCATTCTTCCTCGGACTCCTTCGACTTCTTTTTGAAGTTCTCGGCCTGATCGTTCAGCATAGCGATCGTCTTCTGCACCAGCTGGGCAGCGGTGTCGGTCATCTCGCAGGCGATGCCATCCACCATCACGGTCTTGAGGTTCATGTGGTTCTCCTGTTTGTCGCCGATAGTGAGGATGGGTCCGCCTCGCGCAGCGGCGCACTGCGCTAGATGGT